CATGTCTTTAACTGTGTTCATAGTGTATATATATTTACTTATTTGTTTTATGCTTTCGCTACGCAGCGTTGATTGTTGTGAGGTGTTATCTCATTACCTCACAGCAGTCTCGATAGTCACACCCGTCAGTGTGGTTTTAATGGTTTTCACAACGTGTAGTATTTATACTTTTGGCTTGCAGGTTTTTATTATTTGGTCCTGGCTTGCCATAAATTTTCAAACAATTAACACTTTGAATTTTGATGCTTCAAGATTTTTTGCAGTTACTTATCCAATCACGGATCAAACCTGCCCACAGGAGTTCACTCCTGTTGAATCGTCACCTTGTCGTGGTGGTTCAAGTCTAACTCATGTTAGACATAGTTTTGCTGAGTCGTCTTCGGGTGGCTCAACTTCAACTTTGGTTGAAGATAGTAGTTGTCGGAACAGTTTTGCTTCGTGCGAAATTGGTTCCGACAATGTTTCGGTAGATCGCGTGAACAGCGATGCCCATGAGTGCTTGTTGTTTCATGAGCATCGTCCTCGTGATGGTCTGCTAGTACGGTTTATGGTTTTAGCCCTTAAAACCTTAAATCAATGTGTGGTTTATTATGCTTTAGAGTGCTATCCTTATCTCTTCACTTTTGTAACAACTATTGTTTTGGTTTACAAACGAGATAATACTTTTCAAATTTTTGTGGAGTTGGAGGATTTCATACTTAAGATTATAAGCAAACACTTGTGCACCGCAATCGGTGTTTATATCATGTCTAGAGTTTTTAAATGGTTTAATCCTAAGAAAATTTCACACAGGTTCTTAGCATGGTTTACAATTAATTTCACTTTTTGGAATTGGATAAAATTCTTTATATCTAAAGATGAAGGTGAGCCGTTTTTTGTACCACATTCCAAAGTTCATGCTTGTGAAATTACTGAGAAAGATTACCAAGAGCGTAAGAAAAAACGTTTAATACAGGATAGTAAGTTTAAACCTAAACCGTTTGGGCTTGTCCAATCCACGAACGTTGAGATGGAAAGACTTAGTCGAGTACGAGACAAAACGCTAAAAATTGTTAATGATAATGTTTTCGCTGAAGACGAATATAAACGCATGAGTCTAAACAAATTACTTCGTAATTTAAAATTTGAGGATGTTCCCAAATTGTTTGGATCTTTTGCACATTATAACCCTAGTAGCTTTGAAAGCACTAAGGATAGGGATGAGTATTTAGAAATCAAGCGTCAATTTGAGCATCTTAATGCTATGGTTGACGTCGAAGTCGAAAACAAATGGTATACGGCAGGTGGCCACAACGCTAAGTTTGTTGTGGTGAAGCGTCCGCGATGGACGCAAGAGGAGGGCGTTCCTCTATTGAGAGACTGGTTATTTATGTTATACAACAAAGTCAATAGTTTATATTCGGCTAGAGTTATATTGACTGAAGTAGTTGGTTTCTCATACGCAGGAGATGAACAACTTTACATGAAAGATTTTTCCGAAAGTATGTTTGTTTCCAAACAGGTCAAGAAAGGCAAATCAACCGTTGAAGTCCCTCCTAATGCAGACTTGCAAGGAGGTTGCACTTTGGTTGACTCTTTTCAAGATCTTCCCCACAAATGGTATCTTACACCAAAGAAGATAAAGAGTATCATTAATGGTATGCTTTCTGGCATTGCGGATTGTGATAAACAATCTATACATCGAGACATCATTGCTAATTTTAAATTCAGAATGAAAGTCTGGAAGCAACACACAGTACCCATTATGGATTCTCGTTATACTTGGTTTGTTCCATTTATTTTGCCACATTTTTGGCACATTCGCTTCAACAATTTGAAGGCTTGTTGGGATGAATTGTTGTCATGCATTATTAGCTTACGAGAACGCGTTATTGCTTACGTTTATAGATATCTAGATATCTCTTTGCTCAGCAAACAACAACGTAAGTTGATGTGCAAGGCTAGGTCCGACATGTTTGCGGAGGTTATGCGCACGCCAGACGTACAGGCTATGTTTTTAGCAGGCATGCCTAAAGAGCAGATCACTCAGATTGTTTATAATCAAACACTAGTTAAGTTTAACGAAAAATCTTTAGATGTCACCGACTTACATTCCAGAAAGAATGCAATTAAGAAGTCTAGAGAAGTTTCTATTAGTAAATCTAGAGATTATAAAAACATGTCTTGTGTTTATGATGATGACGAATCCGTCGTCATCAGACATACACAGGACATTCCCGTTTCCCGTAAAACATCGCGAATTGTTAAATATGAAAAAGATGATGATGGTTTTGTTAAGAAAGTCACGACATTCGTAACTCATTCTAAACCTGAAGTTGTTATAAATGCATATCAGCCAAATTACTTTTATATATTTTTTTATATGCTGATTTTGGTCATGCCTATTTATATATCTGCGTTTGCTTTATATAGAGTTTGTCGGTGGTTTGTTGAACATGGATGGAGAGTTGTTTACGCCAGATCTCGAGCAATGCTTGCACTTAACTACAATTTATTTTGGACTAGAGTTAACGAGTACTGGTCTGGTCTAAGTATATCCCGTACTATAGCTTATTATGCACATGTCGATTGGTTACGCGAGATACGTAATTTGGCCCCACAAACCAAATTATACTTGGTTGAATTTAAATCAATTGTACACATAATTAATTGTTATTTTATGAAAGATTTCGAGGGTGCCACGTCTCATTGTTCGTATTTGTTATGTACACGTCCAGACAACGTTTTATCTTATATTGCTACTGCACAATTGGCTTACATGAGTTACTCCCACAAAGATAAATTTGAACCTCATTCGTTCACAGCTGAAGATGTTTCTAAGTTTATTGGGAGTATTTTTGCTAGTTATAATGTTGCTGGCCTTGACATCCGTGATGTCGATTATGCTAACAAGCAATTCACATACATTAATAATGTCAAGAAGGCTACGTCCGATAACACTAGTTCCATAATTAGCATACTTCGTGTTTTGAGTAAGACTTTGTTCTCATATGATCCATTGGATCCTGAGTTTCAAGATTATGTTGCTAAGATATTGGCTATTATATATGATGTTAAAGAGTTCAACCTCAATTCATCTGAGATTTGCAAATCTAAACCAATGATGTACAAAGTTCTTAGTGTTCATGATCTTGCACACGAGTTACACGTTATGCCAATATTTGGCAATCTTCCTGGGTTTTTATCTAGGGCTTTTGTTTCGTCCTTTACTGATCTTAAGCGACATGCAAGGTCTTGCACAGCAAATTTGAAAGGTGCTAGACGACGAATAACCCCAGTTAGTGTTTTATTAACTGGTCCGCCTGGTGTTGGTAAATCTCCTTTGGTTCATTTTGCTAGAAGTTTGCTTTGCATGTGGGATGGTATTGAGGAGTCTCCTGAAATGACGTATGTTTACAATCCAGATTCGGAATATTGGGAAGGATATGCACAGCAGAAATTCGTTTCTGTAGACGATCTTTTTGCCAAAGCTGGATCTGCAAATAGGGTCACTGAGGCTGCTAACATCATACATATGGTTAACTCTGCTCCTTATAGTCTTAACATGGCTTTTGGGGACAAAGGTTCTAATTTCTTTGATAGTGAGTACGTTTTCTTTTCAACTAATCTTGGTAAAACTTACAAAAATACACAATTTGATGTGGGCCTAACAGATTCTAATGCACTGAAGAAACGCTTTCATTTGGTTCTTTCTAGGCAAGCGAAATCAGAAGATTTAGTAGAGAACAATAAATATTTAGTTGAGAAATTTGACCTTGATCCTACCATAGTTGATACTGAAGTTTCAGCTGTTATGGCGGTTAGACTTATGCATCGAATTCGCATGGCTAACATAGAAGCCGATAGGCAGTATGACTACGATCATGATAGGTTGAGACAAATTGTTTTCGAAGACGCTGTGCTACGCGATATGGATTTCGATTCTGATGATGATGCTGAACGTAAGGAAGACTTTGAACCACATAATAAACCAGGTGAATTGCCACAAGTTTCTGGCGATGCCATAACTCACATATCCAGACTCGTTGGGATAGGCGTTTGTGAGTGGAGTTCATCCCAACATTTTAAGTATTATGTTGCCTTGTTTTTCCTTCTTGTTGCATGTGTAACTTGCAAGATAGTATACGAATGTATGTTTTATGTAGAGCCCCATTCTGTTCATCGCAAGTTTTTGCAAAGCAATACAAAACGTGTTGCCAGACAAGCTATCGACAGGGTTGTAGAGAGACAAGGATTCTCAGCACATTCCAATGTTGAGAATTGGCATGAACATTTGGTTAATACCGCATCTAGAAGTGTCATTTTCGTTTTGGCAGAAGGTTATGTTGACGGGGAATATTATAAGGAGTCTGCTACAGCATTCCACATCCGAGATGGTTGTTGCCTTACGTGTGCACATTTTTATCGTAGGTTTTTGTCTAGTGATAATGCGTTTCACGAAGTGCAATTAACTGTCATTATAGGTGGTATGCCATACACGTTTGATATACCAACAAAGCAAACGTTCGTTAAAAATGAGGACCTTGTTATGTTCCAATTGCCTACTAATGTGCCCAGACCTAAGGCTTTGTACAAGTATTTGATTGATGAGGAGAATTATGAACCTATACAATCTATGACTGACATGAACACGATTTCTATCAACGAAGGTGCATGGACTGCTAATATTAGGTCCGCACACTTTCACTCCGAAGGTGATTATCTTAGTTATAGCAAACACAACATGACTTTTTTGATGGAGAGAGTGATTTCTTATTGGGGATCTTCTAGCCCAGGTGAGTCGGGGGCTCCGGTATTTATACGTAACCAAACAGGCAAAAATGTCTTGATTGGTATGCATTTAGGTATCCGCAATCACGGACGTGGAACCACATGTATAGCATTGTGTATATCTAAGCAGGTTGTTGATTCTTTGTTAGAACCGTTTGCCGAGTTTAGTACGCATAGTTCGACTTTTCCACACACAATTTTGCATGAGGTTCCACAGTCCCACGCTCATAATCTTCCAACCCGTAGTAAAATCAAGAGGTCATATGTCCATGGTTGGTATGGTCCACCTGAATACATTCCCGCAAAATTGCGCCCTTTTGAATACGACGGTGTTACTATAGACCCCGTGCGTGTTGCTTTATCCAAGTTGCAACAGTTTCATTATGACTGTGAGCCCATACCAAATGATGTCCAGGATTATTTGATGTGCATGTATCCGCGTAGTTCTGGTCAAGTTGTTACGTTTGAAGTTGCATTAAATGGGGATTCCATTAAGGGATATCCATCCATAAATGCTAGCACTAGTCGTGGTTATCCTTATAGCCTAGAATACGTTGGTACTAAAGGCAAAGCTCCATTCGTGACTTTAGACAAAGATCATTATGTATATCAATCGGATTTTCTCAAATCTATCGAACGCATGGATGCAGACTTACGCGGAGATGGCGACATAGATGTGTTCTGGGCTGATATATTAAAGGATGAAACTCGTCCCATAGACAAAGTTTATTCTGGCAAAACTAGACTCATATCGTCTACTCCTTTACATTTTTTAATGCTTATTCGTAGATACTTTTTAGAGTTTATTTACATGCTCCAGAGTACTCCAAGCACCAAACCAGTAGCCGTTGGCATAGACCCACATAGCTACGATTGGACCAAGTTATATCTTAGACTCAATTCTAAGAAAGGTTCTGTTATAGCTGGCGATTATTCGTGTTACGATGGTAAGGTGCCTGTTGCAGTTGGGCTTGAGTTCCTTAAATTTGTCAATTGGTGGTACAATGACGGAGAGATTAATGCCAAAGTTCGCACAAAATTGATGGGTCACATTTTTAATAGTAAACACATTTGTGGCGTTTTCGTATACATGATTTCTGGTGGTAACCCTTCAGGTAATGCTATAACAACTCCATATAATTCAGTTTGTAACATAATAATGATGTACACTGTTTTGTGTCATGATTTAAACATGCGTTCAGATCAGTTTGAAATGACTGTTTATGGCGATGATAATATTGTGACCACTGAACGTGAAGGTTTGCGCTGTTCTGATTTAGCTCCACATATTAGACGTAGATTTGGTATGGAATACACACACTTTTCTAAAAAGGAAAGTGACGTCATGGACAATTTAAGCACTATACGGTTTTTGGGTCGAGCTTTCGTCAAAGAGAGTTCCCTATATAGAGCACCGTTGGATATGCGCGTTGTAATTGAATCCACTTATTGGACACGTGGTGATGAGAAGCTACCTGAAGTTTTCATTTCGACTGTTACGAATTTTTATATAGAAATGTCTCATTTTGGACGTGATGTTTACTATCGTGTTACCAACGAGTTTTTAGACGTTATCAAGGAGTGCAGTTGTATTGCTTCAAGTGTCAAGGATTATATAGTTGATATGAGGAAGCCGTACCCTTATTACTGGAGTGGTATGTATGATAAGGATAAACGAATAACATTCTTTACTCCTTACAGTAAACAGTTGGTTGCTTCAAAACCATTGTTGTTGAACAAGACAAAATCAACCCGGTCGGAGGACTCAAAACTTTTTGTAGTTTCATCACCTGAAACAAATGTTAAAGAGACTCGCAATGTCGAGTTCACCGAGAGAGCTGCCAACGACGCCCCAACAACAGAGAAGGTTGAGTTAGGCAAGTTTCAAGACGTTGCGCCGGTTTCCACTGGGATTATTAATGGCGATATGGTTCAGTCCATCCAAGATACGTGTAATATGGAGACGTTTGACATGGATGGTTCATTAGATAGAGAATTTCCAGCCCCAGTTGTTACTTGGGCCACCACCAATGGTGAATCAACGGTTTTGCAAACATTAGGTCTTCCTGATTTTTTGTTTGGGCAAACATACATAGCCGATAAACTTGCTAATTTTAGGTTTTTTAAATCTGCCGTTAGAATTTCGTATCGCATAGTCTCAAACAAGTTTTTGTATGGTTCGCTTTTAGCTGTCTATGTACCTTATCCATACAATATCACTGGCACTAATCTATCTGATTTAACTGCGTATCCACATGTCATATTGTCAGCTAGTTCAGGTGACACAGTTGTGTTTGATATTCCGTTTGTATGGAATCAACGAGCATTGGATATGTTGAACATTTTGCCTGAAGGAGCCATGGGTAATGTGTATTTAGTCGTGCTTAATCCACTAGTGGACATTAGTGGGACAAGCACTAATTCTAACGTATTCGTTACTGTGAGATTCGTTGATGCACAAGCATTTTATCCTCATGATCAAGTTGCTTTAAGTGGTTTTGTCATGCACAGTAAGGTGGTTAAGGGTAAAGAGGGCAGAATGAAATCTAAGATGAATTCCACTTCTTCATTGTATGAAACGTCTGAGACTATATCTTCTTTCATTAAGACGGCTTCTACAGTGTCATCTTATGTATCTGAGGCTATTGAGGTTATGCGTCCAATTACTATGCTTGGTTTGTCAAAGCCTCGCACTGTCGCAGCTACTCAGGTTAATAAAATTAACCCATTTAGCGACATAAACACTGGTAAAGGTATCGATTTGTCTATGACCCTTGGTTTTGATCCAGAAAATCAGATTTCGACTGTTCCAAACGTTGCTGGCATAAGTGTTGATGAAATGGACTTTAGACAACTTTGTGGCACGCCTGTTTTGAGTAATATTATTACTTTCTCTCCTGGCGGGACACCTATAGTTGTTGCATTCCCAGACTTTATACCATTCAGGCGTTTTGGCACCTATGGAGATTTCACCGATTGGATTGCGTCCAATTTCGTTTACGTTAGTGGCTCGCGCAAGGTGAAGATATACATTAGAGCCTCACAGTTTCATTCAGCGAGGTTCGTGTTTTATTTAGCCGACTCCGAAACACGCGGATGGCAGAACTGTTACCACAGAATAATCGACGTTCAGGGAGACACGGAGGTTGAGTTTACATTGCCCTATTCCAGTTCCCAAATAGCCACTAAGTCAGTTGTTAGTGACCCGGACAGATTTGTCTTGTACGCATATCCTTTGTCATGGTCGCAACCAGACTTAGCTGTGACAGCTCCGATATACATGAATGTTTATACTAGTGCATCGGATGACATAGAGTTTCGTCTTTTGCAGGATGTTATGTTTCAAACTAACTCATGTCCTCGTAATGATTTCTCTAAAAGCTTTCCGCCGTTTCATGACAGCATTACTAGTTATGGTACAACTGGTCTTATTTGTGGCGAAAAGTACACTAGCGTTCGTGAGGTCATACACAAGTATAGTGCAGTTTGTGATGTTATGACCTATACAGGTGGCATAGTTGCAGTATATAATGGCACTGGTAATATTGCCAAAAACGTTTATAATGGAGTGGAAATGTTGGGCTTGGTGTATTGTTTCCATCGCGGAGGTAGACGTTTCAAGTTCATTCCTCAGGACCCATCAGGTACTAACGTTTTCATCGTTTCTGCAGATGACGCACTTATCGGCACTCAACAATTGTTTGTTAAAGGTGTCGCTATATCATGTTCTGTTAATCCAGTTGTTGAGATAGATGTTCCATACAATTCTCGCAAACTATTTGAGTTTAATAACGTCGTTTCAGGCGGCTATCTGTATGGCGGAACCAAGACAAACAACTTTTATCAACTGGATGCAGCTTCTGACGACTTTAGCTTTCACTTCATTTGCCCCCCTCCGCCACCACTCAGCACAAATACGAATGGTGGTTTTTCAGCTCCAAACAGTAATATGGGATTTGGAGGTTTGGGATTATTCTTTTCCACATAATTTGCCGTTTTATTCGTAAAAACGGATGCACGCACATAAGATGTGCACGCTTAGCATTTCATTGCCTATTTGAAGTGTAGCGTTTTGGTAGTTTAGAGCCCGGATTCGATGCAAACAAGTTCAACATGGCAGCCGCGTACTACCCTCCAGGGTATCCCCAGCCGCAGTACAACGTCCCACCGTACAATGCCCAGATGCGACCCCCGTGGGGCGGCTATGGC